GGGTCGTGCAGCTGCAAGGCCGGGTGCGGCACGGCGGTGAGCTTCACGGTCCGAGAGGCGGCCCTGCGTAGGTTCCTGAGCCGGGTTTTCGCGGCCAGCTGCACCATTGCCGCCGTTGTCATCAGCGGTGAGGCGTACTCGAAGGGCACCAGGTACGGGGAGAACGGCCCGCCGATGCGGTACGGCGAGCTCTGCACGTTGTCGTAGGCGGTGTAGACGATCTCCTGTCCGGCCTTCGCGCCGGCAGAGTTGGGGTATTGGCCGCGGGCAACGACGCCGTTGATTGCGCCGTCGCGGGTGATCGAGGTGTTCAGCTGCATAGCAGTCCCGCCGGCGCCATCGGTGAGGGCGAACACCACGTCGGCCAGCTCCGGGTCCTCGAGCGGGTCGGTCACCTCGAAATGGCCTTCGGAGGTGACGGCGGCGTGCGCAGGCCACGCGTCGAGCACGCTGTGGACGTTGTCGAGCCGGTTGTCTGAGAACGTGATCGAACTGGGAGCGACACGGTCGGTCGGTGCCTCGTCGAGATCCACGGTCAGGCCGGGCTCGATGAGTGCCCGGAGGATCGAGCCGAGGGTGGCGTTGGTTTTCGGCTGGTATTCGTTGGGAATTGCGTCGCCTTCTTTGTCGGCCGACTCGATCAGGAACGTTCCGCGGTTCAACCATTCAACGGCGCTGCCGACGCTGACGCCCACCTGGGCGACGATGCGCTGCCCGTAGGTGCCGAGCGGTGAGTCGTAGCGGGTCGGCACCCATGAGGTGCCCCGGTCGTCGACGACAGGCACGCGGAACGTCAGCCGCTCCGGGACCCGCAGCGTTGCGTCGGCAGTCTCGCCGACGTCGACGGCTGGGATGTCTTCGGAGATCGGTTCGCCGTCCCACCAGGACGTCAGCCGGCTGTGCACCTGAAAACTCGAGCCGGCGAGCATGCCGGCGAGTACATCGCTGACGGTGATCATGGGATACCGCTGATGAGGAACAAAGCGAACACGACCACGATGGCCACCAGGTACGCCACCACCACGACCGCGCCCGTGTCGACGGCGGCGGCCCTGAGCTCATCCCACAGCTTGCGACTCATGCGCTGAAGTCTCCCTGCGCCACTTCCAGCCACGTGTCGTAGTCGGCGGCCAGGTCGGCCCAGGTCTGCCCGGTGTAGGCGGCCGCCACATCGGCCCAGGTGAACGTCGAGGAAGCCAGGCCGGGCGCCCACGGTTCCACCTCCACCACGTCGAGCGCCAGCACGCGGCGCGGGTCGGAGCCGTCCTGTGACCAGCGCACCACTGCGAACCGCCGCACCCAGACGTACGCGTCTACGTCGTCGTACGGGCCGGCCTGCCTGATTTGCAAGATGCCGGAGGTGGCGGACCCGATCAGATCAATCACGTTCGCGCGGGCGTCGTTGGTCTCGGTGACCAGCTCGAGGGCACCTTCCCACCCGCCGGCCTGCCCGGAAACCACAATGTTGCGGCCGGGGACCTTGAACACTGAGCCCGGTACCTCGTAGTTTTTGTCAGGCCACGCGAGGATGACAACCTCCGCAGCGTTGCCGGCGATCGCATCCGAGAACGCGACTTTGCCGCCGGCGAGGGTGACTGTGACCAATTCGGATTCGGCGTCGATGCCGTCGATCGTCAGGGTGTAGGTGAGCTCCACGCCGAACGGTTCTTCAGCGTCGACGAACACAGCAGCATCGGAGGTCATCGGCAGGTTGTCTGCGCCGCGCACAGGGACTCGCACGGTGGAGCCGGCGACGCGGCGAGTGATGCTGAAGGTGGTGCCGTCGACCAGGCCCTGAACGGTCAGCAGCAGGCGGTCGGGATACGTGTCTTGCACGACGACACTGAGCGTTGTCGCCCCGCCATAGACGCCGGCGCCGTAGATGCCGGACCCGAACACACCCATGATCTAGCCGGCGACCTTCCGGGCGTGCACGTACGAGCCGGCCTGAATCGTGGTGGTGCCTGAGGCTGCCACCTGGGCGGTTTGGATCTTGAATGTGCCGGACGCGGTGACCACGAGCACGCCTTTCTCCACAATCCACGACCAGTTGGTGCCGTCGAGGCCGTAGCCCGGCCCACTGGTGATGGTGGCCACCGTGTTGCCGGCGGCCGCCGCCCGGTTCACACCCACAGTGGTTGCTGCGGCTTCGGACGTGACGCCGGTCGTGTTGATCGTCGGCCCGACGCCGGCCCTGGTCGCCAGCGAAGTCGTGCCGGAGAACGCCCATGCCACCTTCAGGTCGCCGGCGGCAGGACCCGAGACGAGCAGCCCAACCTCGATCAGCCAGGTTCCGACGCCGAGCGTCATGGCCTGAAGGTCGTCGTCGTCAATCAGCGTGGTCGTGGTGCGGGTGTCGGTGGACGCTTTGAGCTTGAACTGGTCGGCGTCGTTGATCGCGTTAATCGCGTCGTTGATCTCATCGCCCCAATCGCCGTTGGTGACGTTTGGGGTTGGCAGGGTCGGCAGGGTCACACCCATATCTAGCGTCTTCCTACTCGTGCGCGGTGCGCGGTGCGGCGGTTCTCATCAACGATGGTTGCTCGGATAACGGCGTCAAGCTGCTGGTCTCCGAGGTAGGCGCGAACGTCCACGATGGGCGCGGCGACATTCACCTGCATCGGCCCTCCGGTGCGGCCGCCGCCAGCAAGGACGGCGAACTCAAAGCCGCCGGCGCCGGCGGAGAAACCTGGCAGCCCGCTCAGCCTTGCGCGGGCACTAGAGACGATGCCGCCGACCGCGCCGGCTATCCGGCTGCCCAGATTCCCGATCGCGGCCATCACGCGGCCTGGGAGCGAGGCAAAGGTGGACACCACGCCGCTGACTACGCGTGAGGCTGCCGAGCGGGCGGCGCCGACGGCGCGGGAGATGGTCGACCCGATGCGCCCGGCTAGCCCTGAGATTGCTGAGGCGGCGCGGCCTGGGAGCGGCCGCAGCGCGGCGGCGGTGCGGCTGACGATGTTACGGGCGCCGGTGCTGGCGCGGTTCGCGGCAGGGATGAACACCCGACCGATCGAATTGCCCAGGGTGCGGATTGCGCCGGCGGCGCGGCCTGGGAGCGATCGGAGGATGCCAGGCACACGGGACACCAGGTTGCGTGCGGCCGTCGTGCCGCGGTTGAACGCTGGGATTGCGACCCCGCCGATCGCGTTGCCCAGGCCGCGGATTGCGCCGGCGGCGCGGCCTGGGAGCGACGCGAGGATGCCAGGTACACGGGACACGAAGTTGCCTGCGGCCGTGGTCCCGCGGTTGAACGCTGGGATCAGTACCGCACCGATGGAGTTGCCCACCCGCTTGATGTTGTTCGCTATGCCGGCGAGCGGCCCGCCCTCGCCGCCGGTCGACTGCTCGAACTGGTCGACCACGCCGGCGATCGTCCGATACCCAGCCGAGATCGTGATCAAGGCGTTAGCTAGGTCCGTGGCGGCGTCGGCGGCGGCGATCAGTCCATCGGCCATCCCCTCTACGGCGTCCTTCACGCCCTCCGGGTCTTCGAGCAGTTTGGCGATCGCGTCGCCGATGCCCTTGCCGATTTTCGGTGCCTGCTTGCCCCACTCTTTGAGCCCAGCCGTGATGCCGGGCATCGCGGGAAGTAGCGCGGTGACGAACGCAGTTAGCCCGCCCATGACGCCCTTGACGAACGGCACCATGCCGGCGCTGAGGCCTTTCATCAGTCGCCGGGTGGGGCCTTCCAGCTTGGTCAGCCCGTCACCTACGGCCTTCAGGCTCTTGTCGAGCGGGAGCCTGAGCGGCGCCGAAATTGTCATCATGAAATCGCGGGCGCGGGCCTTCAGGGTGGCTAGTCCCTTCGCCCGTTCGCGGAGGTTGCCCATGATCGTCTGATGGTTGGCGAGCTCTTTACGCAGCTGCGCTTTGACGGCTTTGTCGTCGGTGGCGGCAATCCGCTTTTTGAGAGCCTCAGCCTTCGCGGCGTGCTTATCGGCTTCCTTCAGCTGGGCGCCCATGTTTTTGAGCAGGAACGCGACGGGGCCGGCTAGGAGACCGACGCCCAGGATCAGCGGCAGGCCGGCGGCGATGATCGTTCCGGCCTGGGCCAAGAATGCGCCGGCTAGCCCGACCGCCAGCAGGCCGCCCAGCCGGGTGCCCAGGGCGGAGAAGCCAGGCGACAGTCTCGTGATGCCGGCGCCGAGGCGGCCCAGTGTTACCGCGGAGATGAAGCCGGCGACGAACGACTGCCCAGCGTCTATGCCGGCGCGGCCCATGGACCGTTTCGCGGTGGCGTTGAATCTGCTGAGTTTGCGGCCCAGCTGGTCGAGGTTGCTTCCTGCGGAGCGAGTAGCGGCGCCGGTGCGGTCGTTGCCGATCAGGTTGAGCTCGACGTCGCGGCTAGCCATTGACGATCCCCCTTGCTGCGGCCTCAGCGGCCTCGATTACGGCGCGTTCCAGCTGGTCGCGGCCTTCCTCGGTGACGGCGTCGGTGAAGAAACCGGGCCTCAGCGTCTGCGGGTGCCAGGGTGGGCGACCCCAGGAGAGGTGGCGGGTGCTGCCCAGGTCTATACGGCGGAGGTCCACAGCGGGGCCGCCGCGGCCGCTGGTGTCTTTGCGGCGGCCGCGGATGAGAACGCCGGCGGTCGTGGCGGAGCGGCGGACGAGTGTTGTGATTCGGGCGGCGGCGACATATCGTCCGAGGCCGCCACTGCTCGGCAGGATCTGAACGGCGCGGGCCTTGATCGCAGCACGAATCGGGTTAGCGCCGCGCCGGATCTCTTTCGCCATGGTGTTGACGATCACGCGTGACGGGCCGATGCGGCGGCAGGCAGCCGCCACCAGCGCTATCTCTCGTGCGCCTGTGACCCGTATCGCCACCACGGCTGCTCACCTCCCTTGCCCCTTCGCCAGTTCCTTAAGCCACACCAGCGCCGTTGCGATGTGCTCCGGTTCCCACGTCATCACCTCAGCCAGCGGCCGTTGAGTGGCGAGCGAGAGCCGCACGAGCATGCCCATTACGGAGCCGGGTTCGTAGGGTCCGCGGTTTCCTGCTGCTCCCCATCCTGGTCGTCGTCGTCGTCGGGTTCGGCAACGCTGGTCACGTTCTTTTCCCAGCGGTCGAAGCGCTCTTCGGTGCGGCCGGTGCGTCGCATTGCATGCCACCCGATGTAGCGCAGGAATGTGACCGTCCGCTGCTCGAGCGCCGTCGTGGTGCCCATCCGATACTCAAGCTCGAACGCGGCCATATCGCGCTGGTCGGCGCGCACCTGGTCGGCGTCGTCGCGGCCCTCGTAATAGACGTCCAGGTCAAAGATCATCCCTGCCATGGCGGAGGGCCTTTCTCGTCGGCGCGCGGCGGGATGACGGTGTTGGACGTGGCCGTCAGCGCGAAGCCGGCTGCGATCGGGCCGTACGCCGCCCACGCGGCGATCAGCCACGGTGGCTGGGCGCCGAGGGACAGGAACGCGGCTTGGGTGCTACTGAGCAGCACGCCCAGGACCGCCACCACTAGGTAGATGGCGGCGCGGACGCGTGGCGGCAGGGCGACATTCATCACGCCAGCCGGATCAGTGCGGCCGTGACGCCGGTCGGCGCTGAGTTGGTGACGGTGACGATGCCGTTTGCGTCGGCGAGCTCACGGCGGATGCGGAAGCCTTCCAGCCCGGTCGTCGCGGGCACAGCCTTCGAATCTGAGACCGCTGGGTTGCCGGCGCCCGACTTCGATGAGTCGACAACGGTCACAGTGTCGGACGCTGCGCCGCCCTTCACGAGCAGCATGCCGTAGCTGCCCAGTGAGTTCACGTCGATCGTGTCGGATGCGGAGACGGCCTGATAGACGACAGACGTCCCCTCGTCGGCAATCGTGGTGATCGTTAGCAGTGCCATGGTGTTCTCTCCTCTACGCCTGTACGCCCTTGGTTGGGGTACCGATGACCGGCAGTTCGAGCTCGAACTGCGCCCACTCGCCCTGCTCGCCGCCGATCGGTGGGTGCACGGCGTACAGCGTGCCGGTGAACTTGACTTTCCCGGAGCCGACGCGCGGTGCGTACTCGTAGCTCACCTGAGTGGCGGCGTTGTCCCACAGGAAGTCGGCCAGGCCACCGGTCTCGTGGTCTGACAGGCCGGAGATCTTGAACACCCACGTCGGCGAGTCGACGTCGGCGACCGCGCCGTCAGGCACGAGCGTGCGCTTGATCTCAAACGGGGTGTCGGGTTCGATCAGGGCCACCCACAGCTGATTGGTGAACGTGGTGCTGCCCAACTTGAAAAGGCAGTCCCGCATTTTGTGGGCGCCGGCGTGTGCGGGCATGGCTAGCTCTCTCTCTCTCCGGTGATTTCAATTCCGAGCAGATTCCCGGCGGTGGCGGTGGGGAATTGCACCCGGTCGACTTTGACGATGTACAGCAGCGGGTCGACTGCCTCCAATATGGCCACCAAGTGCTGGTCCAGGAAGCGCACTGCCGTGCGCGGGTCGGCGCCCAACACCACGAACACTTTCCACGTGACGGTGTAGAGCAGCCGCGCGCCCTGAGCCTCCCAGGTTGCCCACTGCACGATGGCGTCGCCGGCATTCATCATGGGGGATTCATCGGCGTAGCCGGTGATGTCTGGGACCGCTTCGAGCGCTTGCACGATGGCGGCCTGGTCATCCTCCACACTCATCCCACCACCAGCTTTCGGTACGGCGCTTCTAGCCGGCGAATCTCCGGGTCGAACGTCGGCATGAACGCGCGGCCGCGGTCGTCGGTCTGCTCGATCACACCGAGCGGCAGGCCGCGCTTAGCCAGGTTGACCTGTACGCGCCGCGAGAGTGCTTCCAACATGTCGGGCGGGCGGATCGTATGGCACTTGTGGGCCTGCTGCGCCTGCTCGGTGGCGATCACCTGCAGCAGCACAGCGTCGGAGTAAGTGCCCGCGGGGACGTGGATGGACGCGAGGTACGCCTTCACGTCATCCAATGTCGCCACGAGCACTCACCTCCCTTGCTTGCTTACTTACTTCAGGTCTTCGCGTGCTTGCTTACTTACTTCAGGTCTTCGCGCGTTACGCGCTTGCCTGTCGCCGGGTCGATCGTCGAGCCGTAGATCTCGGCATCCGACTTGACGCCGGCGCTGATGTAGCCGGGCGCCGGGTGGCGTGAGCCGCCGCTCTGGGTGTCCCCAGGGAACGGGAAGGCCTTCGGCACACTCTCGGCCTCGGGACCGACCTGTAATGCCGGGTCGGGCACCTTCGCCGGCTCGGCCGGCTTTTCCTTTGCTGCCATTGTCTAACCTCATTTTCCCTAGTCGGAGCTTGATCAACTTCTCTCTCGAGAGAGAGAGGACCGATCAGAGCGGATCCCAAACGACGCGCCGAATTCCGGGGTTGTCGACTACTTCCACTACCCGGTAGCCCCAGATCGCCAGCTCCACCGAGCGGACCTGGTATTGGAATTCGAGCCGCTGCGGTGCGCTTGCGACCGCGTAGACGGCTGCCGGGTCCAGGAGGTAGCTATTGACCGGCGTTGTCTGGCCGCCGGCGAGCAGCGCCCACTCGGGGAACACGTCGACGCCGTGCACATTCATCCGTGAGAACCGGGACACAACCTGGCCGTTGGCGTTGGTCGGGCCCAGCATCGGGAACAAGGGCCGGTTTGCGGTGTCGACTGCGGTCGCCAGCCTCTTGTAAAGGTCTTGCTGGCCAGCAAAGACGCTGAAGTCGAAGCCGCCACGCACGAACTGAAGGTCGGCGAACGCGGCCGCGAGATCAGCGGAGAGCACATTGCCGGCGCCGGCGACAGTGAGGGTGATCGTGCCGCCGGGGGACTCTGCCTCGAGCTCAGTAACCACAGTCGCCTCGAGGGCCTCGTTGTAGCCCTGAACCATTTTCTGCCAGATCAGTGCACTGGCAGCCGGGCCGCCCTGGTCCCACACCTCGCGGGTTATGCGGACCTTCCCGGACACAGCAGCCGGGGTGACGGTCTCGCTGGTCGCAACGAACGTGCCTTCGCCCGGTTCGGTGTCTTGGACGTGAGCCGCGACCAGGCCGGAGTGGCTAGACCACTTCGGTACGACCATGGGCGTGATCTCATCCAGGGTGCCCTTGCGAACTGCCTCCCACAGCGGGTAGGTGAACTGCCGCTGGTCCACGTACAGGTCGGGCCGCTGCACGTTGGGGTTGAGTGCGGCCACATCGCCGGTCTGCACTGCGAATTGCAGCGCCGCCGGGCCCTGTGGAAATTCAGGGTTGGGCGCGTCGAACGCGTGGGCCTGAATGAAGCCAAGCGCCCGGTCATGGGCTGCCCGGTCGCCAAGGTGTGCGGCGCGGAGATCACGCGCAAAGTCGTGGCTGCCGTGGATCAGGGTGCCGGAGCGGTCGAACCGGTACGGCTCAGGCTCGTTAACCTCCACCTGCCCGCCGGCGCCACCGAGCGGGCCCTGCGGCTGCTCGATCGGTTCTCGGCCGCCGCCGCCGCCCGCCGGCGGCTGTACCGGCTGGAAATGGGCGCTCAGCGCAGTGACCAGGGCGTCCTGGTCGAACTGCGGGGCGGTGAAGCGCGGGCAGGCCTGTGCCGTGTGGTCGTGGCTGCCGCAGATCTGGCATTCCATGGTCTGATTCCTTTCGTCGGCCTCAGCCACGACGGCAGAGACTCGTGCGTCATCGAACGCCGGCGACGGCGTAAGCGAGATTTCGGTCAGCTGATTGCCGGCCCTTGAATGGTTGATCCCGTCGCGCTGGTCGAACAGAGCGTCATTCGAAAGCCCGATCGATAAGCCGTCGTAGACGCCATCCTCAGCCAGGGCCAGGGCACGGTCCCCCTCGGGGGTGCGGGCGATCTTGAACCGAGCGAACAAGCCATGATCAGTCTCTGTAAGCTCGATCGCCTTACCTACAGCCTGGGAGCGATCATGCTGGATGAGCAGCTTGATCCGCGACGGGTCCGACCAGGTGAGTGAGCCTTTGGAGAACTGCCAGCGGCGGCCGTTGCGGAGCGCCGCCACGCCCCAGGGGACGGCGATGCCTGCGATGGTGCGGTGGTTGGGGTCCACCTCGAACGTGTTGAGCGCCGGGTCGAGGTAGAAGCCGAATGTGCTCGGGTCGTCGCCGTCGAACTGAGATGCGGCCAGCGCGGGCTGCACGCCGGCGCCGTTCGCCGGCGCGGCCGCCGGCATGGGGAATGTGGGTTCCGGCAGGTCTTCCCGGTCGGCGATCGCCTTTCGGTCGTAGATGCCGAGCTTGACGCCGAGGGCGTACGTCTCGAATCGGGTTTTGTCGTCCGCCCTGAGAAAGCCGTTGAAGTCGGCGAGCACCCGGTAACCCCGTGGGGTCACATCGGGCATGGACAGACGCTCTTGAATCGCAGACACGTACATGCCGAGCGTGTCGTTGATCCGGTCGAGCTTCCGCTGCTGGCCGTTCTGGTAGGTGCGGCTCGTGGTGGACACGCCCAGGTCTTCGGGGTCGACGCCCAACACCTCCGCGATCTCGACCACGGCCTGCCTGCGGCCTTCGATGAGTTGCAGCTGCTCGGGATTCCACTGCACGGTGTTGTAGTCCACAACCGCCGGAACGTAGGCGGTCGTCCGTTTGCGGCGGGCCTTCGCCCAGTCGGCGAGGAAGACTTCCACGTCGGCCTCATCCGGGTCGGCCTCCGGCTTCGGCGTGAAGTAGCCGGCGGGGGTCGGCTCGTCGGCGTACTTGTCGACGGCGCCGGCGAGCTTCAGCCAGGTTCGGATGGCGCGCGCGCCGGCGCTCAGGATGCCGTCGCTCGGTGCCTCGAACAAGATCTGGTCACGCGGCGGAATGTCGACCACGCGGCCGCCGGGCAGGGTCAGTTTGATGTGGCCGCGTTCGTCGGGCTGCACGTTCGGATCAAGCTTGACGATCTTGGTGGGGTAGGGGCGGTAGTCGAATTCGGTGATCCACCACCAGCACTTGCCCTCAAAAAGCATGTCTTCCACGGTCTGGGCCATGGTGACCGAGCGGGCGCGGTGACGCTCCGGCTGGTCGAGCAGATTCGACGGGTGAGCCTCGTTGTCTGTGTCGAGCAGCCTGAAGGGGACTGTGCCGATGGTGCCGGCGATCAGGTCGCGGCCACGCTTCACCGCGGGCACTTGGATGGCTTCCCTGCGGGACACCCGAGGGGCGGGGGCAATGGGTGAGGCGTAGGACTCGAGACCAAAGATCTCGGCGGGCATCGAGCCGGCGTCGATGTCGAACCTGGGGCCGGGAGCGAGGACGGGTTCTGTCCACCACGAGACAAAGCGCGTCCATCGGCTCACGGCACAAACTGTAAACCTCTACTCGAGGTTTAGATGACCAGCCGGAGCCGGGGCGGCGGTTTTGTCATTCGGGCGAGGTGGACCGCGCCGGCGGCTGCGTAAGCCGCGTCAGCGTTGCCGCCACGGCGCATGAACCGCCACCCGTCGCCGACTGGCAGCCTGCGGGAGCCGAGCACGTGCGCGGTGAGTAGCGCGTCGTTGCCGTGGATCAGGCGCCGGGCGTGGACTTGTTCGGCGAAGCCTTGACAGGCCGCGGGGGCCTCTTGGGGTTTGAACTCGGTGCTGCGGCGCACCACGACCAGGTCGGCCATCAGTGCGGCCGCCGGCCCGTTCGGAAACCACCCGAGCTTGGCTGGTTTGTATTCGGCGAGCAGGCCGGGGAGCTCCAACCTCAGCTGGGAGGTATCGGTCCAGGCCGATACGACACCCACCCGCACGCGGCCGTCGTCTCCGAGGGTGGCGGCCGCGAGGGTGGCATGTTGGCCGTCCGGTGCGACGTCGAGACAGAACCACTTGTGTCGGGCCTCTAGGACGTGTGAGCCGGTCGGGTCCGCGCACGCCTGCCAGGCCGGCGGCGACACGGGCGAATCCAACGATTCGACGTGCTGGCACATCACTTCGGTTCGGAACACTCCGGGCGGGTCGGTCTCCAACGACGCCAGCACTGCGTCATAGCTGAGGGTGTAGCCGAGCGCCGGGGATCCCTGAGCTATCGCCTCCCAGTCGTCGATGTCGCAGTCATCGGGTGCGGACCATTCGAAGATTCCGATCGTGTCGACGGTGGCCGAGATCGCCGATTCGCGCACCTGATTGAGGACCACGCTCGTGTCGTCGCCGGCGTTGCTGATGGCCACAATCAGGCCCTGGGGTTGCGCTGATGTGGTTTTCGACAGGGCCGCCCAGCCGTCGAAGTCGCGCTGCTCGCGGATCTCATCCCACAGCAGCAGGCCGACCGCCAGGCCGCGGGCGGAGCGGCGGTTCGCGGCGACGATGCGGTATCGGGCGCCGTTGCGCAGCGTCAGCGACTCTTGGCCGTTCGCCAGCCGGACGCTGAACCGGTTGAGATCGGACGGGAGATGTGTTTCTGCGGTCGCAACGGCGGCCGCCCAGGCCTCACGGGAGATGTCGATCGTTTGGGCGGCGCCGAGCACGTGCGGGCGTGCGCCCGGGTTCCGCTTGGTTTTCATGAAGTACAGCGCCAGCGCCATTACGAGCGTGGTTTTGCCGCACTGCCTGCCGACAAGGGTGAGTAGAACTCTGAAACGTAGTTTCCGAGATCTCGGCAAGAGCTCTAGGGCGTGGATGCTCCACCACTTCTGCCAGGGCAGCATTTCCCAGCCAAGATCGTCTCGACAGAACTCGATGAACTTGTAGCCGAGCGAGGTCCGCGGGGTGAGTTTCCGCAGCGGCCGTGTCCAGATCCGCGGTACTTCTTTGCCCAGCGGCCTCAGTTGGACAACGTCACCAGCCACCACGCCCACCACCACTGGCGGCCGCCGGGCCGGTCGACCCCGCAATGCCGGCCTCGGACGCCGGCGCCCGAAGGTAAGCCTCGTAGGCGGGCGGTTCCGCGCCGGAGCTCGGCAGGATCAGCACCACATTGTCGGCGGTCTGTGCTTGCAGCGCGTCCTGTACGACCAGCACGTGATGCTGGGTGAGCGCCACGTTGTCGGCGGTCTGCGCCTGCGCGGCGTCCTGAACGACGAGCGACACCGCGCCGGGAGCGTGAGGCGTCACTACCACGTTGTCGGCGGTCTGTGCTTGCAGCGCGTCTTGCACGACCAGGACGTGATGCTGGGTGAGCGCCACATTGTCGGCGGTCTGTGCTTGCAGCGCGTCCTGCACGACCAGGACGTGATGCTGGGTGAGCGCCACATTGTCGGCCAGCTGGGCCTGCGCCGCGTCCTGCACGGTGAGCACGTTGTGCTGGACCAGGTCGACGTTGTCGGCGGTCTGCGCCTGGTCGGCGTCCTGCACGGTGAGCGCGACCGCGCCGCCGCCGACCGTGAGCACCACATTGTCGGCGGTCTGGTCCTGCGTGGCGTCCTGCACGACCAGGACGTGATGCTGCACCAGGTCGACGTTGTCGGCGGTCTGCGCCTGGTCGGCGTCTTGCACGGTGAGCGCGATGGCGGCCGGCGCCGGCCGAACCGCCATGGTCACCGAGAAGTTGCGGGCGTCCGACGTGTCGTGGGTGAAGCCGCTCGGATTATCCGAGGCGGCGTTTGCCTGTTTGAACGCGGCGGCGCCGTTGACCCCACCGACCGCATCCTGAGAGATCGCGGTGTTCACGATGCTGCCGTAGGTGGCTGGTGGGGTCACGCCCACGCCGGTGAATGAGCCCGTGGTCGCTTGCTCGCCGCCGGCGGAGACTGCGATCCACAGCGTGTCTTCGGTGCCCCAGCCGGCGGGGTCGAGAAGCCCTGATGTCGCAACGGAGGTGGTGCCGAATCCGGGCGCGCCGGCCTCAGGCGGTGTTGAGGGGTGCGCGCCGGGGATGGATAGCAGGATGAAACAGGCGTGACCGGTGATCGTGGCAGCCTCAGTGACTGAGATCGTGCCGGTTTCGGTGCCGTCCGACCACTTGTAGGCCGCGCCAATCGCCCCGTTTGTCGTCTGGGAGAAGTCGGCAAACTCGGTCCATCCAGCCGACCAGCCCGACCAGACCTGGTTGGCCGTGGCGGTCGACTGGTAGGCGATCACTATGGCGATGAGCAGGTCACCGGCGTTTTTGGTCAGGCCCGACAGGTCCGGGAACGTCCTGGTGGCGCTGGTGTCGGCCTGTACGCCCGTTACTCGCCGGCCACCGGTCGGGATGGTCGGGAACGTCATGGCTTAGGTCGGGTCGCCTATTTCGATATCCCAAACGGGGATGTCGACGGTTCCGCCGGAGGTGAGCACCTGCGATGTGCACGTGGTCACGTAGCGCACGACTGAGCCCGAGGTGGTTGTGAGCGCGATTTGTTCGGCGGTGCCGCTGGCGGTGATGGATACGCCGGCCTTGGCCGCCACCCGCACTTTGCGGCCGCTGACGTCGCCGTCGGACTTGGTGAAGTCGGTTCCTGGGGTGATTGCCACGCTCGCGAGCGTCGCTGTGACGATCTCGGCGTGTGTGGGCGTCGCGTCGAGCACCGAGCAGACGCGGAGCACGTCGGCCAGGTCGATTACGTCGAATGCCGCGTCAGCGCCGGCGTCGGGTGCCACTTTTACGGCCATGCTCGGGTCCTCTCGAAGTCGTTGAGCCGATTATGGCCTGAGATCGGCCGCGCTAGCGTCAATCTGGGCCGGGTGCAGCGGCAGGACCGCGGCTGCGAGCGGTTGCCCGCCCGGCCTCTTCACGTTTTTCGACCTGAAATGAGGAGTTGATCTTGGGGAGGGGGGATCACA